TGTGGTCAACGTGCCAGGGGAACCCAAACATCTGTGTCCTCAGTGCCGCCAGTTCGTAGGCCTGCTCCATCATCCACAGATCGTCGTCAGTCAGCCACGCCGGCGTGCGCATGAGCTTTGCGGCTTGTCGTCTTCGGGTTCTCGCCAAACGCTTGTGTGGGTTGTCTTTGTCAAACCGGTTTAATCGTTCAAGATCGGCTTTTTTAACGTGGGGTTGTTGACTCCACGTTCTTTTTGTAAGAAGTAGGCATTCACAACAAGTGCGGTTGCTAAGTCGCCTTTCTGCAACGTGGCCGTGCTTGCATGGCTCGCCCGTGAAGTACCGCGGAAGATTTTGATCAATTGCCTGTTGGCGTGAGATTATTTGCATGTGTATCAGTATAAACAAAAACCCCCCTGGTTGTTAACTCCAGGGGGGTTATTTGCTCTACAGTGGGGAGTGGTTACACGCCCGCGGTACCATAGATGTTGCGGGCGTCGTGCCAGCCCGTGGCGTACCGCTCGGTGGCCTTGTAGCGCATCGAGTCAGTCTCAAAGTCCCCTTCCATAGATTTCTCCATAGGACGACGCATCACGAGCATCAGACCGTTCTCCGCATCGGTCTGCACCCACCATGCCTTACTGGACGACAGACGGGTCACCACGTGGGTGCCCTTCGGCAGCATACCAGTAGACTTGATCGGGTTCAGATCGTTGTCGGCGGTGCCGCTACGCAGAACCGACTTCAGGATCACCTCAGCCTGGAATTCCAGGGCAGGAGGCACCACCAACTGCTCCGCACGCAGACGGATACGCTTGCCGTTGTTGTCGATCGCGCCGCGGATCTGGATCAGGATCTGCTCCACGGACGTTTGCGACAAGTTGGCGGCAGTCGTCAGTTGGTTGCTGTACGTCAGACCGTTAGCCACGGGGTGAGCCGTGTTAACGAGCGTCACGCCGTCGCCACCCACGTAACCGGGGGTGAACGCGAAGTTCAGCAAGTTGGCGCACAGGGTTTCCTTGGTCTCAATCATGGACTGAGCAAGGTGCTTGGCGAAGGTGCTGCCGATACGGATGTGATCACCGTCTTCCATCAGAACCTTGGTCAGGGCATAAGCCAGACCATAGATTTGATAGATGAATCGGGTGATGTACAACGTACCGCCCTGGTCATAAGAGACCGGGGTGCCGTCAGGCATGGCCGGAGCGGCATTCATACCAAACAGCATCACTTCTTCGTGATAGTTACGGGGGATGCCTTGGATCTGCTCGACGAATCCTTTCCATTCATCGTCGCGCTGCTCGTAGACACCATCAAAGACTTCGTTGATAATCGGTTCGACTACCGCACGAAAGTCAGTACTGCGCATCGGGGCTGCCATATGCTACTCCTTTCGTATTAGATGAGAACCGTCGGGTAGACGAACTGGTGGTTAGCGATCTGAACCTGGACGATGGTTTTAGCATCACCCCAAGCATTCAGTTCGCCGGTCGGATAGGCCACTTCACGGCCCAGGCCAACAACGCGCACTTGGCCCTGAGCGCCCGAAGCCTGCGAAGCGGCTGCGAGACCCATGGTCGAGAAACCCGCGCCGCCAACACCAATCGAGGTGCCGGAAGCAGGCGTGTAACCCGCGGTCGTGTCGAAGTTGTACTGGAAACCCATCTTGGCCGTCGTCACAGAGCCGTTGGCCTGTGCTTCGTACACAATCACCGGATCCGTCCAGATCCAGAAAACGATCTGGGTGGAGGCGGCGAGCGTTTCGTACGAGGCCCACTTGGCGACGGAGCGACGACCCTGGGAGTCGGTAAACTCCACACCGTCGAACACACCGTACACGCGGCCATTGGCGGCTGCGGCTTCAGCGATCACGAGTTGACCGGAAGCGTTGATCGCCACCGGCTGATACTGGTAAAAAGCCTGACCCGCGATAATGCCGAAGGGGGCACTAAACGTGGTCCCAGTGATGTAGGTGTTGGTGCCGACGAAAGCCGTGGCACGGTCCAAACCACTCGGGTGGTAAACAGGCTTCAGACCAAAGGGCTTGTATGTCGTAGACATATTTTAAGTTTCCTTTGAAAGAAGATTGAAGGGATTAACGGAAGCGAACACCTGAGTTCGCCTTCGCGGCCTCTTTTTCCATTTCCAGAATACCGCCCTCCAGGATAGACCGACCACCTTTGCCCTCTTGCGAGTTGCTTCGGACCGCAGCCGTGATATTGCGCTGATGCTCCAAGGGATCCTCAAGGTGCAGCATGCGCATTACTTCCTGATAGATTTCTTCTGGCAATTTGAAGAGAACCATCTCGTTACATGAAACACAGCCTTCAAACTTGCCTGAGTTCATCTTGCCAAGTGCTTCAAAGCCCTTACCGAGTTCGGCGGCTTTCACTGGCTCATAACCGAGTGCGAGACGTTTGTCGATGCTGTCGTATTGGTTGGTAGTGCTCAACCAACACAGATGAAACCCCGGAATTGCGTTCTGGGGAATATCCGGCAGGGCGCTGTTCTGCCACTTATCACGAAAGGCATCAAGCCTTTCTTTTCGCGCCACATCATCCGCGTTAGCGGTATTTCGATCCCGGACCTCTTGAACGCGCTCTTCCAGGCGATCATCCAGGTCCCGTTTAATTCTGCTGTTCATCTATTAACCCCGCTTCTGTTGCTTGTCATACTCGGTGTAGGCTCGGATCATTTTGTTCCGTTTCGCGGGGTCATCCCACGCTCCGGCATCTTTGATCGCTTGGACGCGCTCCCGGCTAAGGGAGACAGTCGTCGTGGTCCTACCCGAAGGGTTGGCAGTTCGGCTCGAAGCTGTAGTATTCGGCTTCGATCGTGAATTGCCACCCTTTGACGCATACCGATGGGGCAATCGTGCTGACAATCGGCTATCCAGTTCGTCCCAGTACTCCGGGTCCGCAGGATCCCAACCGTCAGCGGCTAGTTCGTTGTCAATCACCTTGGCGATGCGACTGTCAGTGTCGCGCGCCTGGGGGTCGTACCATTTGTTTCGTGACAGCCAGGAAGTAGCATTGTCGCGGACAGTCTCAGCGGCCGGATTCGGCACATTCTGCGGAGGCCGCTTTGCCACCTCAAGCTGCTGCTTCTTGTAGGCCTGAATCTGCGCGAGGCGATTCTTGGCTTCCTGCAACTGGTCAAGAAACTCAACTTGCGCTTCAGCGTTGCCCTCTTGCGACGCCTGAAGCAACTTCATCTTGGCATATTCGACACGAGTTGCCTCGTCTTCGAGTGCCTTGTCAACCTGAGCGAATTGGTACGACGTTGCCGTCGATTCAACCGCGGCCAGTCGTCGTGCCAGTTCCTCGTTGCGCCGCTCCAGGGCGCTAATCTTGTGCTTTGCCGAAGCCTCGCGCTGCTTTGCCAGATCCTTCTTCAGCCGGCGCTCTTCGCGGCGGGCTTCACGGATTCGTTCGCGCTCGTCTTCAGTCTCACCGTCGCCGTCGTCATCATCAGAATCGACTTGGCCGCCTTCGGCCTTTTCTTCTACATCGTCGTCGTCCTGCTTATCTTCGGCAAACGGATCATTCTCCGCCTCGACGGCCACCAACAGGGTGCCGTCTTCCTGCTCCTTAACGGGCAGGTCCTTTTCAACCTTGTTTTCCTGAGCCATAACTTTCTTTCAAAGTCTTAATCTACAAAGGCTTTCATCCGCTGCGCATACTCGAAATTACGAATGCGCGAGATGACTTCCCTGGCCTGGATCGTGATGAACACCACCGGTGCGCCACCATCTTCAGGGTTTACCACGAAACGATCGCCGCCATACTTGATGGTTCGGACCAGATCACCGACATTGCACCAGGGGCCCTCGGGCCACGGCTCCATAGTGTCGGGACTCTTGTACGCCAGGGGACCGATCTGGACCACCTTGGCTACAGTCTCGTTAAACCGCAGGGTTTCCCTGGTTTCTTGCACCAGGATAATTCCGCCTTTGCTTGCAACCTTTTCCCGGCGCAGTTGCACCAGTACTCGATCGCCTGCTACATCAATGCCCGGGTCAACTTCAGGGAAGCATTCCGCTTCCGATCGCAGATCCGGTTCTTCCTTCTTGGACAAGTCATATGCCATACGGCATTACCTCCGGCTATACAGCCTCTTCGTCATTCTCCGTCAGAATATCGTTGATAATCATTAACGCTTGGTCGAGACCTTGCGTTTTTCCCACCAGACGCTGATACTTATCGAAAGTATCGACGCCGGTACCAGATGCCACGGTCGCTTCTAGTATCTTCTTAGCGTCATTTACACGACGCAAAATTTCAGAGACTACATCTCTCATAAATGTACAAATGCAAGTAATCGCTCACTTCCGCCCCACCGGGGCGGAAATTTTTTAATACAGCGATCCGGACGTGCCGCGCAGATTGTTGAAGGGGCCAATCTTGCCGGCCAGACGCAGCTTGGATTGAGCGGCGCCCTTCTTCCAGTTATTGTCACGATGTGAGCCGGACGCGCCGGAATCGATCTTGGCGGCGGGACCGCCACCGCTCGACAGCTTGCCAGTCTCTTGGTAGGTTTGGCGGAAGCCCTTGAGATTTTCGTCAGCCATTAGATTTCTCCTGTGGGGGGTTGGGGTTGTGGTTGGGGTGTGGCCTGTTGGACCATAGCCTGTTGGTGCTGTTGATCGGCCAAGGCAGCTTGCCTTTCCGTCTCGATGGCCGATCGCACCATATCGGCTTGCTCCTTCATCACAGCCTGCTCCGTACGGATGCCATGCTGCCGAATGTCCTGCTCTGCCGCCTGGAGGGCCTGGAGCGCGGACATATCCTGCTCGTGGTCCAACTGCTGCGACAGAACGTCCTGCTGCGCGCCGGCGTTGATCATGGCAACACGCTCACGCGAGGTGTTGTTGAGCGCGGCCGTAGCGATGTTGGTGGCGTTGCGCTGCGCATCGACCGTCGATTGCGTCTCGTACTTGGCTTGCAGTTCCTGAACCTTGCGCTGCAACTCGGCCACCTGGAGCTTGAACTGCTGCTCTTGCTTCTGGACCTCGGCCTGCATGCGCGTCTGGAACTCCTGCGCCTTACGCTGCGTCTCCGCCATCTGCGTCTTGATCAGGGCCTGGGCCGTCGGATCCGCGTTGGCGGCCTGCTGTGCCGCGGCCTGCTGTGCCTGCTGCACCTTCTTCACCAGTTCGAGGATCTGCGGCTGATCTTCTTGGAAGACCATCTGCGAGTCCTCTGACACCATCATGGATGCAAGCGCCAGGGCCTGCTGATCCTCTTGCGACAGGGGCTTCTCCTGGTTCAAGCGCATCGAGTCTTCACCACCGGCAGCTTGCGCCACATACTGGCGCATCGACTGCAAATAATGCAGCGTCAAGTGTTGCTTGATGTGCTCCAGGACATGCGGCGTGAATGCCGGACCGATGAGCGGGCTGCCCCCGTAATTGGGGTCCTTTGCATACGACAAGTGAACCTTGAGGTGTGCCAAGTGGTCCTGATCAGGGAAAGCCGCCGCGGGACGGCCCATGGACATTGCTACGTTCTCCAGGGCCGGGTTGGCCTCTTTGATACCTTCTGGATCGGGCAAAATCTCATTGATGGCAGGAACTTTTAGCTGCTTCAGAACACGTCGGTGGGCAGCCCGCAAATCGTACAACTGGGGCGCAGAACTTGCCATCTGGAGCACGGCTTGTGCCTGGGCAAGACGCTGCGTTTCAGAGAAGATGTTCGGGTCGGAGACCGGCCGCACATCGTTGTTGGAAGCAAAGTCGCGTACCTCAATCTCGGAGCCGGACTCGTTGTCCATGTCTTCGAGGTACCAGTGGTTGATGCGCGACAGGATCTTGAGCGACTTGGCTTGGCTGCGGTGCAGGCGAGCATGGATGCTCGAAAACACCTTCGCGCCTTGCTCGATCAGTGCCTGGGTCGTGCCCACCGGCGTGTTCGCGTTGGCGTCGCTGATCTTCTCTTCGGCCGTCGTGACAACGCCCTTGGCCGCATCAGTCAGCCACCCCAGGAGGTTGAACAGCACGCTCGAAGGCGGATTGAACGGCAGCGGCATCGCCAACTTGCGCACGTCATCAACACCAGGAGCGCCCTCAATCTCTAGTACTTGGGTAGGCTCGATTCGATCAGATTGTCCAGAAATGCGTCCACCCTTGAGCTTGAGCATTGTCTGGCTGTTGCTAATGTGTGCTGCATCCAGGAGAGCACGAAGGGCGCCAGTGAGAGCGGCAGAAAGACCACCAATGAGATGAGGCAAGCCGATAGCATATGCACCTCGCCAAGGAATGAACTTGTACTCGACGATCCAGTCGAGCTTGGTCATCTTTTCGTCGTTCGCGGCCCAGTTCCGATACAGGCCCAGGACCTTCTCCGTGGCCTCGTCAACCATCAGGATGTACGGTGCCCGCGAGCCTTCAGTCCGCTCGTCTTCAGTCAGGCGCAAGTACGCCGTGATTTCATACACGCGGCGCACACCATCAACATTCTTCGAGGGCAGTGACTTGCCTTCGATCTTGTTGTTGGCCTGCTCCGAGCGCGTCATTTCGTTCAGGTCGATTTCGGCCTTGAACACTTCAACATCACGGTAGATGCCTTGCTCGATGCGCTGCTCGAAAATGTCCTGGGTAATGTCCTGGACTTCGGTGGCGCGCTGTGCCGTGTAGAAGTTGGTCGAAGCGTACGGCAGCAGGATGTTGTCGATCGGGATCCACTCACAGGCCGGCCGGCGCTGCTCCGAGTCCCAACGCCACTTGAAGTACTGCGACCCGCCCAGGGGCAACTGGGTCAGGATCTGCTCCATCTCGTCACGGTACTCTTCGATCTGCTCCGTCAACTGCCAGTTCATAAACGTGACCTTGCGGTCTGCCGTATCGACCTGGGTACGATCGGCCTCGCCCTTGATCTCTGACTTGACGATACCGTCTGGCGGCAACAGTTCACGCGCGCTCGACGCAGCAAAGTCCACGCATGCCTCGGCCATGACCGGGTGCACAACCTTGGACGCGCCATCGAACGTGGCCCCACCAGGGGCATCCTTGCCCAGGCCGGTGCGGCGCAGGCCTTCTTCGTACTGCTTGTCGCGCTCCTTGCGCGCCTCACGGTCTACCTCGACATACTCCAGGAAGTCCGTGGCAAGTTTCTGAAGCACATCCTCCGGCATGGTCTCCGCCAAGTTCGCATAGAACTCGGGGTTCTCATTCGGGCTCTGGGTCTTCGTGTAGTTGACGATTACCGACCCGTCAGGCAGTTCGATGACCTCTTCCTCCGCTTCGCCCGGGTCAAGGTCGAGCACTTCTTCGATATGCTCAAGCTCGTCCTCCTGCATCTCGGCAGTCTGAAGGTCCTCTTCTTGCTCCAGGTTCAGGGCGCCAAGGTTCTTGCCTTGTTGCAGCGGAAGGATGGGTTGCATCATTAGTTTCCGTAACGGCGCTCAAGCACAGAGCGGTATTCGTTTTCGGGGGTCGTGGGCATGCCCGCGGCCGGCGAAAGGCCAAGCATGGCACCGAGCTTGCGCGGGTTCTGACGCACCATCCGCAGGGCCTTCATACCGGCCTTCGCCATCGGGCTCATGAACGGGGTCGCCAATACGCCCACCGGGTCACCAAGGAAGTCCATGGCCGTGTTGCCGATTCGATACGGCAGGCTCTGGGTCTCCGGCAGGGGCAGCGGGTTGGCAGGGCCTGCGCGCATCTCAGGTTCCATCGAGGGCTCGCGGCCCATGCCAAAGGCCATGTTCGCGTAGTCCTGGCCCATGGCCCGCGACGAGTCGCGCATGCCACGGAGCATGTCCATGGCATACGACGATGAGCCGCCACCGGCCATCGGCATCGCAACCAGACCACCCATAGCCTTAGCCGGCAGTTCGCCGCGCTGAATCAGCAACTCGTCCTTGAGGTGCTGCGGATAGTCAGCCGGAGGCTTCATCAGCGCGCTTTCCTCGATGCCCTCAGCACGGGCACGACGACGGAACTCTTCCATGCCGGTGCGGCTGCGCGGGCGCTCGCTGATGATCGACGCGCCACGCGAACCGTACTGGTGGCGCAGGGGGTTGTAGTCCGCGATCAGCGCGTTAAGTTCGTCCTCGCCAGGGAATCGGCCGGTCTTGGCCTGGAACTCCGCCTTCAGTTCGTCGAACAGGGTCGTGTCGGGTGCACCCTTGCGACGGATCGGCTGCGCCAGTTTGCCCTGCTCCAGGAGCGACGACATTTCGCCAAAGTAGTCCGACGACGGCGTGATCGAGCCGCGTGACGCGCCAGGGATCAGTTCATCCAGGGCTCCCATGGCCTGCTGTTGCTCGATCTTCTGGGCAATCTCAGGCGCGGCAATGTCGTAGGCCTGGGGCTGAAGGTACGTGCCCTTGACCGTGCGACCGGTCAATGCCTTGGTCAGGAACGGGTCCGGCGCCACGTCCGGAGCACGTGGGCTGTTGATGTTCGGGTCTGTTCGCAATGCGAACTGGGCTCGCGCGCGGGTCGCAGGGGTGTCCGGCGCCGGCGGCGTGGTCGGCTTGGACAAAGACTCCAGGTACTTCGTCAGGGTCTGGGTCTCTTCCGGCGAAGGATCACGGCCGAAGAGCGTACGGAAACGATCCGTGGACGCGGCAATTTGCTTCTCGAACTGAGGCGCAACCTTCGGCGCAATAGCCTTAACGACTTTGCTGCCGACGTTGTAGCGCGGCATGCCCGCCATTTCCATGAGCATTTCGCGCCGAGATTTGATTGGGTTAATCATTATGTAGGTCTCCCTATGCTCACTTATGCAAGAAATTGTCGGGAGTGGCCCTTATTGTGCGTACGGATTAACACGTTGCTTCTTATCGTCGGCGTACGAATAGTCCCGGGCCGGCAGAGGATCAAGCTGAATCCACCCCGAATCCCGCAATACCCGAAGGGCCTGGGAAAGCGAATCCACATAGTCGTCATGCCCACCAGATTCTGGGAACGAGCACACCTGACGCAGGAATTTCTTCGACCACTCCGCAAACTCCCCAGGTTTCTTGGGATCCTCCGGAATGTAGACCTTGCCCTTAGCGATTAGTGGGGCGATGATGTTCACACGCTGCAATTTGTCGGCCTTGCCAGGGTTATACCCCCGCACCGGCACACCCGCACCTTGCAACTCCTGGATCAGCGAGATGCCTGCCGACTTATCCTCCATCAGGATCAGGTCCGACTTCCGGCCCTTTGCAAACGTATTGTCCGCACCGTACACAACCTCCTTGAAGTCCGCGATCACCTTCTTGCGCAACTCCGGATAGGCCAGATGGGCATCCCACGCGTCCAGGAGGATCACGCTCGTGCCCTGGTCGGGTTGCTCAAACACACCCCAGACCTCGCACGCGGTTGGGTCGTTGTAGGTCTTCTCCGACGTGGCCGGATCGTACGACGCGATCACATACTCCAGGGTCGGGGTCTCGCGTTTGGCCGGCCACATGCGGAACCACTTGCGCTTGATAACGCCGGAATCTTCCGGGTTCAGAATCTCCCCGTAAATCTCCTGCTTACCAAGGTCGGTGCCTTCGTACGTTTCAAGCTGCTTGAAGAAGGTGGACGAGAGGTTTTGTTTGTTGTCGTAGGACGACGCGTTAACCACATACACGTCGCCACCAACCTTGCCCTCGTTCAGGTCCACGATCAACTCCCGCGGTTTGGGGGTTGTCGTGATGATCTGCTGCACCCGTTTGATATTCGGGTCGCGCAGACGCATCGTGAACTGCACCTGATCGTACGCGTCATCGATATACTCGAACGCGCACAACTCGTCGAACCATCCGCCATGATACTGCTTACCGCGGTACCGTTCTGGCTCAGAGCCCGGTATGCCCTGGATGATGGACCCGTTGATCAGCGTGATCTCGAACAGGGACTTGTTGTAGTCCGCAATAATCGATCGCGGAATGATGTTCAACAGCCCGGAATCACCCTCAAAACAGGTCGAGCGAATGTCGTTGTACGTCGGGGCCGTGACAAGCCACCGCGTATTGGGGTATTTCCACGCCCGAATGCCGATCCAGTGGCTCGCCGTGTGGGTTTTGCCGGATCCGCGGCCTGCAAGCATGAGAAACGTGTCGTATTCCCCATCCTCGGGCTCTTTTTGGTGCGGCAGGGCACTCAATTCCCACCGGACTTGCCAAAGTGCGGCCTCTAGCTCCGGTTTGGGCCAGTGTTTGTGACTTTTTGCAAAATCCGACAGGATTTTCTCTTGGGTCTTGTTCAACATACCGGTATAAAACCTTCTCCGACCATCATTCGACGCGGTGTTTGTACAAACACGCACAATTCTGGCGGTATTTTCTCAATCTGACACAACAGATGGTGCTGTTGTGAGCGAATTCTAAAATTTACCTCGTACTTTGCAGCTTGATTGAGGCTAGTTCGGTAGCCAAGTGACTCCACCAGGGCCTGGAACCGTCGTGCGTTGTACCAATTCGGGGTGTGGAACGACAGTTGCTTGCGATCGACGTTCTGGTTTGTTGCCTGAGCGTCGATAAACCCCTCCAGAAGCTGCTGCCGTTGCTCAATCGACGACTGGCAGTACGCAAACGGCAGGGAATTCGGAATGTCGGCGCCGGCAAACAGGAACGCGTGCGGTATCGACGGTCGAATTTCAAAATGTTTCCGGCTCTCCACCACCTCATAGCCATACTGCCGGAACTTCGCCCGGATGTTCTGTACGTCCTTGGTGCCTTTCGGAATCCTTGCCTTGGCCTTGGAGCCCCACCACACCCCAAACACGTACGGAGGCACCGGCAGATCGCGCCATGGGTACTGGGGTGCGGCCATGGGCACCGCATACTCCAGGCGGCCGTTCTTGTCCTTCAGAGGCCGCTCCGCCAGTTCGGCCAGGGTCAAGGTAGCCAACTGCATCCGGAAACGCTTGCGGTACGGTTTGATGGGCCGCGCGCGGTATTCGCATTGCTTGATCCGGTACTTTCTCGTCGCCAGTCCTAGACTCGCCTTACCGTCGCCCTTGAATGTCGTGCCGTCCCTAAACCCCACCCGGTAGCAAACATCCGGCGTGTACTCCTGCGTCGCCTCAATCACCATGGGCGCGCCCAGGTTATCGAAAACAATATCCCCCTTACGTAGGTCTCGCGCCAGTACCCATGAATCCGGGGTAGGGACCGGCGTATCTGCCGTTATTGCCATTATCCAACTCATACAAATGGCGAACTAAAAGCGCCCCGTGCTTGTCGGCATCTCTCCAGGTTGGAGGCCGGGGTGCCGCACCCTTCCAGGGGGTTCTGTCTTGGGTGTCTCGATTTCTTGGGTGGAAGTGGTCCAGTGTATTCTGTTCCTATAGAGTGTTTACCCTTTCCTATTACTCTACTTCTTTCTTTTTTTTATTAAGACAAATAAGACAAAAGAAAGGATATAGGGAGTAAAGCATTGATTTCAAAGGAAAATTTCTGTCTTGGGTAGGCCCAAACAAACCCAAGCGCGCCTTAGATAAACCCAAGATTTCTGTTACAAATGCACACACTTGACCGTTCCAAAATGCGGGCGGCGGGTCCTAACCTGGAAAAAACGCCGCCGGCGCTCCAAGATTGCATGGTCTCCAAGCCCCCAAATCCGTGACACGCAAGATCCGTGACATTTTGGACCCGTGACATTGTGGCATAAAAGCAACACTTTAACATACAAAAAATTTACAAAAAAATTTAACAGGCTCGGGGGATTAGTGGGCCCCCCACTTGACCCCGCTCAAGGGACCCGTTGAGGGGGTGCCTGAGAAAAGTCAAGCCCCCCGTTGACATACCTCAAGCGCGACATTGACATTTCTCACCCTGGTGAGAATCCTCAATCTCCTTCTTGACATATCTCATGCCCGCGGTTGACATATCTCGCCTTGGTGAGCAGGCTCATCCGTGTAACAGAATGTGAGCAGGCACGCATCTTGCCTATGCAAGAACCATGCCAAAGCAAGAAGCATGCCAGTGTGCCATGGCACGCATATTGCCTATGCAAGAACCATGCCAGGGTGGCATATATGCGCCGCGGCTTATATAAGCACATGCGCATATTAGCATGGACTGATGCGCGCGCGACATTTCGCATCGTGGGATAGCGCGACACCCCAATTTTTTCACCCCACTGGTTCCCTGAACTACCCACGAAAAACCAGTCTAGTACCACAACACAACATGAGCAAACCATCATGCAAACCTATCGTCCCAACACCCTGCTGTCTATCGACACCAATGCCAAGACCGTGAAAGGTCAGACCCTGGGTTTCCTGACCGGTATCCTGTACATGGCGCCGGCTGCCCAATCGGGTTTCCAGGTCTGTCCCATGGCAAAACTGGCAGGCTGCGAAGCACCGTGCTTGTTCACAGCCGGCCGTGGTGCCATGTCGTCGGTCCAGACCGCGCGCATGAATCGCACGGTGCTGTTCTTCACGGACCGCGAATGGTTCATGCAGCAATTGGTGCGTGACATTGAATCCCTGGTGCGTAAGGCTGCACGCAAGGGTCTCACACCCCTGGTGCGTCTCAATGGCACGTCCGATATTCGGTGGGAATCTGTGCGCATGGCCGACGGCCGCACCATTTTCGAGTGCTTCCCTGACGTGCAATTCTACGATTACACCAAGCTGTCAAATCGCAAGGATATTCCTGCGAATTATGACCTGACGTTTTCCTGGTCCGGTGTTGCGACATTCGACAAGTATGCGCAGCAAGCACGTGCCAATGGCATGCGTATTGCTGTCGTTTTCCGCACCAAGGATTCCATCCCTGCCACATTCCAGGGTATGGAGTGCATTGGTGGTGATGATTCCGACGTGCGCCACCTAGAGCCCCAGGGTGTGGTGGTTGCCCTGTATGCCAAGGGTCCTGCCAAGAAGGATACAACCGGTTTCGTGGTTGACACCCCACGCATCATCCCGATCCTCCAGGCTGCATAATAACCCTTCAGCCGGTGTGGTTATCCATGCCGGCTGAAGTACCCACGAAAAACCAGTCTAGTACCACAACACAACACGAGCACATCATCATGCCATTCCAATACGTCAGCCCAGAATCACGCGGCCGTGCCGATTCGTACTACGGTCGCAACCGTCGTCCCCATTATTTCGATGCCATGGGTGATAGGGTCGAATCCGACCGCATGACAGAAAACGAAATCCTTGCCTACAACGAAGGATACGACGAAGCAGAGAGCGAGCGATTCTGCAAGGATTGGGGTCACGATTAAAGTACCCACGAAAAACCAGTCTAGTACCACAACCTCATTGGAGCAAACCATCATGACCAACACCACCAACACCATCCCCACCCTGGTTCCCAACATGGAAGAGCACGGTGGCGCATTGATCTTCATCAACGGCCGCAAGTGCTCGTTTAGCAGCGTGCGCAGCTACACCATGTACAACAATGTTACGTATGGTGAAAACGAAGACCTGGACGAGGCTGTCGCACGTGCTGCATCCAAGCATCATCCCCTGTACTGGATTACCCTGCACGGGTCGGTCCTGTGTGGCGATCCTGGGTTCTACGATCGTGAGGCTGCACGGTGGGCAAATGCGCCCCAGGTCCAGGCCGGCGACATTGTGGAATACGAAGGAAAGCAATTCAAAATCACCCCGACCTGGAACAATAATTTCAACCCCATCCCTGTCTGAAGCACCCACGAAAAACCAGTACGACACAACCCAGGAGCACAGCACCATGGCCGACATTCGCAACCCCGACGCATACCAACGTGCAACCCACCATTACATTGTGGAAAACGCGAAGAAGACGTGGCGCGCCAATACCCCACGTGCCACCGAAATTGAAGACGCGCTCTGTGCCGGCCGTGAGCACGATGGCATGTCATTCGTGCGCTATATCGACGGTTTCCTGGGTTCCCTGGCGCAGGCCTTCGATCGGTTTGGCAAGCTCACTGATGCCCAGTCCGCGGCCGTGCTGAAGGGTATCGACGCACGTGCTGCCAAGCGTGCACAGTGGGATGCCGAGCGTGCCGAATTGAATGCGCGACGCGTGCACGTCGGCACTGTGGGTGAAAAGCTGACCCTTACCCTGTCCGTGGTGCGTCGCATTTTCGTGGACACCCAGTATGGGTCCCTGTCGATCTTCATCATGGAAGACGCGGACCGCAACGTGATTGTGTACAAGGGTAACGCGGACTGCATTTCCTGGGACGGTGACAATATCCGCGAGCAGAATGTGCCCTTCACCATCACAGCGACGGTCAAGGCCCACGAAGTGCGCGAGGGTGTGCCACAGACCATCATCCAACGACCGAAGGCCCCGAAATGAAACCTACAGACAACATCAGCACCGTGGCGCCGGCCAAGGGGAAACCCGAGGCCCTGCTGTGCACACGGTGCCACACAACCCTGTACCTATACCCTGGCGCGCGACGCATGCGCGCCACATTCCTGAAGACGCACGCGACGTGCGCAGCACCGGTCCCTTCCAAGACCGACCCATTGACAATTTTCAACAGCATCTGGAGCAAATAATGGAACTGACCCAACTCACCAACATGATCAACCTCATCATGTCATTCGCAATGTACGCACCCATGTTCGTGCTGTTCGTATCGGTGGTGCTGCTGATGATTTACACGGACCGCAAGGGTCTGTGAAGTACCCACGAAAAACCAGTCTAGTATCACAACACAACCGGAGCACACCATGTTCACCATCGAAGAAATCCGCGACGATTATCCGCGCACCTTCAAGTCCACCGGCGCGATCGCTGCCGAAACGTCGGTCCTGCCGGACGACGGATCCTGGGCAATCCGCCTGACCGGGCACTACACGTATGACGAACTAATTGCCCTGGCACAAGACCTGAAAATGATCAACGAGTCCACACGGTACCGTGACAAAGGCGCCGCATATCGTCAATCCTAATCGGAGCACATAACCATGGAATACCCACAATTTGTTCTGCGTGTTAACGGCCGCGAAGTGTGGTCCCTGTGGGACCCGACGGCCGAAACCTATGAACTATTCGCAGAACCCGAGTGCAAGACATTCGTAGGCTGCGCAGACACGATCCACGAGGCGCGCAGCATTGCCAGTGACTGGCTAATGGAGGCTTGATCATGAACAAATTTCACAATCTGAAATCCCTACAACACGCGTGCTCGGAAGAACACCAGAAGGCCTTGATTCGCGCCAAACGCGAAATGGGATTCGGTGGCGTGTTCGCATCGCGCGGCCGGTATTTCTACGCATTCGACGACAAGGGCAACGTCATGGCCGGCGAGGCCGAATCCCACCCTTGGAATGGCACCATGAAGCAGCTACGGTCCGCGATCGAAGACGCGCGCATGTTGGGTGCCCACCGTCTCGAAATCTGCTGTGGCATCAACTGGGCAGAGAGCCCCCAGGCCATGGCCGACTGGGACTATGTCCCCTGGGTGGAAGAATGGCGGATTGACGTGTGGGTGGACGAAGTACCCACGAAAAACCAGTCTAGTACCACAACACAACCGGAGTAGATCATGGCATCAGAAATTCGCATCCTGACACAGGACGTTAAGAACCCCAACTTCGATCGGCGCCGCAAGTACGGACCCGACGCACGGGAATCATTCCCTGCCGGCACTGTATTTGATTATCGTGCACCGCAACCGGACGTGAGCACGCTAGGCACCGTGTTCCTGAAGGGTGGTGGAAACCTGAGCGGTCTGGCCGAAGAATTTTTCAAGAACAGCCAACCCCACATGCCCACGACATTCGCGGACCTGATGATGGACATGGGATTTTCACACGCCGACGTTTTCTCGGTCGATGTTCTGGAAAAGCTCATCAGCACCGGCGCCGTGTCTCTGGACATGGTACGCAAGGCCACACAGGCTGTTTTAGACGAGGAGCCCAAGCAATGAAAAAATCACCACGTGAGCTACTCCAGGCTGCCATCAAGGCCGGCCTGACCGCAGGGGAGGCCCTGGAGGCCTTCTGCGAGCCCCATCCCGCCATCGACAAGGCGCGCGATATGTACCAGAACGCCGACGTGCAAGTGGACTACAACGCGCTGACCAGTGAGGCGGCCCTGGGTACCTGGGTCCAGGCCTGGGTGTGGGTCCCCATCGACGACCCGGCCTGAAGTACCCACGAAAAACCAGTCTAGT